GATTGGGTGATCAAGCTGCGGTCCTGCCTCGACGAGGGAATACCGCCCAAGAAAGCAAAGATCGTTTTATGCATGCCCGGCAAAAATTACCGGGCAGCACAACGCTATGAGTGGATAAGGAAGATATGGATCTAAATGTTGTTTGCTTCCTCTGGCATGGCGACAGGTGGAAGGCGGGAGATATGGGAGCAGAATATGTCAACCGTCTTTTCGGGGCTGTCAGACGCCATTTGAGCCTCTCACATCGCTTTATCTGCTTTACGAATAGTACGGAGGGCATCGACCCGAGAATTGAGATCCTGGAGCTAAATGCACCGTCCTGGATGGGATGCTTGCCCAAGATTTCCATGTTCAACCCAGCCCTCGGTCTTACCGGGCAGGTGCTCGCTTTGGATATCGATCTTATCATTGTGGGTTCCCTGGACGATATCGGTTCTTATCGGGGGGATCTCTGTGTTCGCAGCAAGTTCAAGCCGGGAGAAGAATGGAAGGCGGACGGCGACATTATCGGGTTTCGAGTCGGCTCACAGCGGCAGCACGAGATCTGGGAGCCTTTTGTCAAAGACCCAAAAATGGTCGAGCGGATCACAGGCGGGAGGGAGCGTTACTGGTATCGTTACGTAACGAAACACAAGGTTGACAGATGGCAGGACCTCTACCCGGGGCAGATCGTGAGCTATAAGCGGCATGTTCGGGGTAAGGGCCTTTCTCCAGAGGCAAGAATCGTTTCCTGTCATGGCAGGCCAAGACCTCACGAGATCGACGAGCCGTGGACCAGGAAGTGTTGGGCATGAAAAACTTCAAAACAGAACCATGGGAAACCATTGGCTTAGTCATTGGTTTTGCTTTCTTTTTGACCCTTGCTTTTTTTGTCAATATCGCTGAATGGCGCGAGAAGAACCGGCGCAAGAGAGGGGACGATGGTCAAAACTGAACCCATTCTCATTACCGGCTGTGCCCGGTCAGGCACGTCCATGGTAGCGGGCACTGTTCATCTATGCGGTGCTTGGGGCGGTGATATGAGCGGGCCGACCCGCTACAACAAGCGGGGCATGTTCGAGAATTCCAGGATTCGCAATGAGATCGTGAAGCCGCATCTCAGAAGAATCGGTTGTGATCCCCTGGGCCAGAATCCTTTGCCGGACATAAAGCAGTACCGATATATCCCCGCTATTGCCGTTGCCGATTGGCGGAAGCAGATAAGCAAAATTATTTTGAACCAGGGGTATGACGATAAAAGCCCCTGGTTCTATAAGGGTGCCAAGATGTGCCTTTCCTGGCCGCTCTGGAACGGCGCATTCCCCCAGGCGAAGTGGATTATCGTCAGGCGGGACGATGGGGACATTATCAATTCCTGCCTCAAGACGGGCTTCATGCGGGCCTTTAAAGACGCGAAAGGCTGGCAAGGCTGGATAGACGAACACAAAAAGCGTTTTCAGGAAATGCACGAGGCGGGGATGCGTATCCGGGAAGTCTGGCCCGCTAAGATGGTGGCAGGAAACTTCGAGGAAATGAAAAGCGTTATCGAGGATTACGGGCTTGAGTGGAATGAACAGGCCGTCTTGGAGTTCATCAGCCCGGCCTTTTGGAGTACGAAAGGATAAACCACATGGCCGCACGAGTGACACAACAGGACGTGGAAGCCATTTTGGACACGGATATTTCGGACCTTTCGCCGTTCATTACGGCGGCAAACCTGACCGTCACCAAGATGCTTTCAGGCGAAGACTTGAGCGACGACCAGCTCAAGGAAATAGAGCGCTGGCTTGCGGCGCATTTTGCCTCCATCCGGGATCCTAGAATATCAGCTGAAAAGACGGGGGATGCGCAAGTCACATACCACGGTAGATCCGACCTTGGTTTGAATTTCACGCCCTATGGTCAGCAGGTGAAGCTATTGGACACAACGGGAAATTTGGCCCGGCTGGGCATGCGAAGGCCGAAATTTCAGACCGTGAGAGCGCCGGAAATCGACCCGGAGCCCTGGGCTTAGGGATTACTATTCACCGGGCCATAAGAAGCGATTCTCGTCGCTAAATCGACGTTTGAGCAGGGGAAAATGGTCAAATACGTGGCGGTTGATAACTGGCTTTTCCAGGTAACGGAAGTAATCAACTCAGACAAGAAGCATTACTGGTTGAGGCTTGCCGGGTGTTATGGCGTGCGGAAGTTTCGCAAAAACGGCAAGGACGGCAGGCTTTACAATCGCAAGCCGAGGTGGTGGTGACATGCCTGATCGATATCTCAGCAGAAACCTAAACCAGACGGTTGTCTACTGGGCCTCGCCCGTTCCTGACGGCTACGGTGGAAAGACTTTTGACGACCCAGCTGAGATAGACGCCCGGTGGGAGGATCGGCAGGAGCTTTTCATTGACGCTCACGGCAATGAGGTCCGGTCTCATGCCGTGGTCATTGTGGGCCAGGATGTGGATATCGGCGGTTACCTCTATCTTGGCGAGCTGGATGACCTCAGTTCGGAAGAAGAAGGCGACCCGCAGACCGTAAGCGGAGCGAGGGAGATCCGGTCTTTCCAGAAGATTCCGAATATCAAGGCCACGGCCTACAGGAGAACAGTATGGCTTTAAGGGGCACGGACAAACTGTTGAAGAACCTCAACAAGCAGATCAAGAAAATTGAGGGCCGAAATGAGGCCGGAATGCGTCAGGCGTGTTTATTGGTAAGACGCAGGGCCCAGAAGAAAACGCCGGTGGATACCGGCAATCTCAGAAATAGCGCCTATACCGATGTGGAAGGGCAAGGCGATAATACTGTTGGAAGAATTGGCTACACGGCATTTTATGCGCCTTATGTGCATGAGATAGACAAGAATTATCGAGCACCGGGCACCTCGTGGAAATTTCTGGAACTGGCCATTAAGGAATCCACCAGAGACATCATTGACATCATCAAAAACAGGGCGGGCACCAAATGAACCCTCCGAGCGAAGATCTCAAGGATGAACTTATCTCTTCAGCCGTTGGGGTGGGCGAGTTTGCAGCCACGAGCGGCTGGTCGGTTCATATCAGCAAAATGCCGGATTCGCCGGACACCTGCATAGCACTCTACGATACTGGCGGGTTTGCGCCGTCTCCTAAGTGGCTGGAAGATTACCCGACCGTACAGATAAGGGTGAGGGGGACGGCGGGCGGCTATAAAGCGGCATGGCAGAAAGCTATTGATGCAAGAGACGCCCTCCTGGGATTGCCGACCACTACCTTAAATAACACCATCTATCAGGGCGTTTGGGTGGATTCGGATGTAGCGTTTATCAGCTATGACGACAAAAACAGACCACTCTTTACTTGCAATCTCCGCATATCAAGGGAGCCTGCAAGCGGGACTTATCGAACATAAGAGGAGGATGAAATGAGCCAAGCAGCATATGAAAAGAAAGTCAAAGTCGAAGGAGAGTCTTCGGGAACCTTCCACGAGATTCCTTTCACGAACGCAAACCTCAATCAGGGCGGCGTCATCCTGGACGACACCGACCTTGCTCAGGACAGCGATTTCCGCACGAGAACCTATGGTCTAAGAGATTGGAGCATTTCCGGGTCCGCAAACTGGAAGGCGAGCGACAGCGCCCTCACGCGCCTTCGGAACGCCTGGTTGAATCAGACCGTTGTCACGGTGCAGTATCTGCCGGACGGCAGCACGGGAAACGGTTTTGAAGGCGACGCGGTGGTCGAGTCGTTCAACTTGAGCGGCGATATCGAAGGCCTGGAATTGGTCGAAATCAGTCTCCAGGCTGATGGAGCCCTGGGAGCCGCATCGTAAAGGAGGTGCCTGAATGGGTACAGCAGGATATTTGACGACCGTAAAACGCAGCGGCACGTCAACATCGTTCACAACCGAAGAGATGTCTGCAACCGGCGAAACAAACGAATATCAGATTGATGATACCACTAAGCGGATCTGGGACCGTGACGTAACGCCAACGTTTTACGAAGACAGCGTTGAAATCGAGAGCTCGGATATTTAGTCGATCGATTATCTTTTCGGTAAAGTGGTCTTTGCAACGGAAAAGACGGGGACTATCTATGTTGACGGCAAATATATTCCCGTGCAGGCCGTGGCGGGGGGCAATTCCTACAATCTGAATCATACCGGCGATATCCGGGTTGATACGGATTATGATGCCGCTCAGGATAACGGCGGCTTTCGGACCAGGGGTTACGGCCTGCGTGACGTTACGGCCATGGTTTCCCGCTTCGATGATCTGTCCAAGCATTTCAAGGATTTGCTCACAAACGGCGAAGCCTTGCTCTTGGAGATCCGGCCCGGCGGCTCAGGCGACTATGCCCGAGGCTGGTTTGTAGTGGAGGAAGTTCGCAATTCGGGGGGCTTGCCTGACTCGGAAATCGAGGAAATCAGCTTTGCCCTGGACGGAGATCCAGAAGCGGCGTTTTCCTGGGGTAGTTAAAATACAATCAACAAAGAGGTGAATCATGGGAGACAAGCTTAACCAAAGCGCAAAGGATAAGATTCGAGCGGCAACGGTCGGCAGCAAGCGGCAATTCAGAAGTGAGGTCGCCATAGTAAACGGCGTGGAAATCGAGCTGCGCCAGCCCAGTATCAGGGTGCGAAAAGAAATCGTGGCGCTGTCCAAAAACGAAGATGGACAGGTCGAGATGCTGGAGTTTCTTCAAAGGGCGCTGATTGAATGCGCCTACGTGCCGGGGACCGACGAGCGGATCTTTGATGAGACCGACTATGACACCATCAACGAGCATCCCACCGGCGGCTGGGTCGATAAGCTTACCGACAAACTGCTGGTTCTCGTCAACATCAGGGCGGATGAAATTGCAAAAAACTCCGAAGGGACGGCCAGCGACAACTTCTCTTCCGAATAGCGGAAACGGTTGGCCGTCCTGTTTACGAACTTGAAGAGGACATGCCCTTGGAAGAGGTAGCTGAATGGGCTGCATGGTTCAAGATGCAATCAGAGCAAATAAAGAAGGCCAGAAGGAAATAACATGGCTCTCAAAATAGGCGAACTTTATTACGACATCGACGGCAGGACCGGGAAGCTCAGAAAGTCCGAGCGGGACGTAAATAGTTTTTGCCGAAAAGCTTCCATGAAGTTCGACGAAGTGACCCGCAAAGTTTTCTCCTTTCGCGGTGCCCTGGTTGCGGCCGCCGGAGCCAGCGCCATGGGCTATTTCGTCAAGAAGAGCCTGGATATGGCCGATGCCATTGCCAAAACAGCCGATAAAATCGGTATATCAGTTGAAGCATTACAGGAGTATCGGTATGCCGCTGAATTGGCCGGCGTCAACCAAGAAACTCTTGAGATGGGATTGCAGCGCCTAGGTCGCCGTTTAGGAGAATTTATAAACTTTAATAAAGGAGAAGCGCTTCCAGCTTTAAAGGAATTAGGCTTTACTACTGAAGAATTGCGAGGCAAATATCGTAAACTGGAAGATATTTTACCAGAGATAGCGAATCGCATCTCAAAGGTATCGGATGCCAATCAACGTCTTTCCATTATGCAAAAGCTGGTAG